TCCAAGAACTGCCTATCTATTTCAGTCATTTCAGGAAAATCTACGATATTATCCTGTATTGGCTTTTGTTGCATTCATCACCGCAATTTCACGCTGCGTCCGTATCCTATCTTCTGCAATTCTGGTCTTATCGTCCAAAGCTGCTTCAGAAACATCAATACGCTGTTGATTTACCAGAACGTCATTCTTTTCCTTCTCACGCTCTAATTCTTGTTTGGCTTCAAACTCTGAAGACTTGCGCTGCATATCAGCCGCTTTCAACTGAAGTTCCTGATTTCGTATGTCCACCAGTGGATCAGACTGCTGTGGCGGCTCTACAGCTTGCGCCATGCTTTCAACCATGTCTGCAATCATAACCGCAGCTATCTGGTCAATCTGAGGCTTAATTTGCTGCATCATCATTTGCATTTGTTCTGGGTTTTGCTGCACTTCAGGCGGTATTCTTTCCATGACCTGTGCCTGTGCCTGCTTCTCAGCCATAAGCCCTATATGCTCCTGTATATGGCCCTGTAAGGCCACGATAGACGCAGGGTTAAGCTGCATGGCAGGCGTAGACATGACCGCCATATGAGCCTCTATGTGGGCCTGATGATCTTGCTCTGGGAATGCCTGCAACGGCACACCCATAAGCGCATTCTGGTTCTCTTTAGCAGCATTAGCAGGCGGGGGCGGTGGCGGTGGTGGTGGCAAAATAGCGTCAATGTTCGTAACGCCCAAAGCCTCGTACATCTTGCGATACGCCTGATACAGTCCCATAGGACCGCCGTGTATCTCAGGATTAGACTGCACCAACTGCAATTCGCTTTGCGCCAAAGCAATGCGCTGCGACATGGAAAAGATGTTCGGGTCTGAAACAGGCAGAACATCAATGCGTTCATCAAAGTCTTGCGCTTTTACTTCAGGTCCAACTTCTTTGGACACCATATATGGATACGGCTGTAAGTCTTGCGCAAATATCTTCGACAAAAGTTTAAATTCTATCTTTTGCGAATAATGCAATCGTTTATGAATAGCGGACATAACCTTAGTGCCACGTTCCATAATCGCCATAGTGGTGCCAACGGGCGTTTCACCGCTCATCTCACCAACCTTCATGTCAGCCATAGATGCAAATCTGCGACCAGCATCTACCAGCGTACCCAAAAGGTTATACAACGTGCCAGAAGGCTCTTTAAACGGCAATGGCATCAAAGACGCCTGCAGCGTTTGTCCCACTACATCAATGTCACGAAACTCTCCGGGCTGTAGTGGGCTGTCTTCATCACGAATACGCGCTCCACGGGCTTTAAACCCCGCTGGAAGGTTAGCCAACGTGCCAGCATCAATAAGCTGACGCAGGATCGACGTTGAGGCCATAGCCAAGCCGCCAATCATATGCGTTAGACCCAAGCCATAAAAACCCAAACCCGGCAAAAACTTGTAATGCACAAAGTATTTTTGCGCACGTTTCATAGGGTCATCTTCTGGATAGTTGCGACGAATAGAAAGAATTTCATTCGTATCTTCCAAAATGGTCACAATGTACGGTAGCTTTAACCCCGTAGGCTCACCGTCCATTCCAATGTCTTCAAAGCCCTCAAGGTCCAAATCAGTGTGGACCTCATAAAGAGTTAAATCCGTAGAGGAATTAGAAGGGTGTACGCCCTGTATATCGTTGATTGACTCCGTAACCTCACTCATCTGGTCATCAGATGTACCATCAGTCGGAATATCTATGTCGCTGTAAAAACCCGCAAGCTGCAGCTTTCTAACCTCGTTAGAATCCATCGTAATACGGTGCGTAATGCGAGGCGAAGTTGCCAAGTCAGTAGCGCCATATGGCACAATTAAATCTTCTGCATGAATAAAATTGCTAACAGCGCGTTGCTTTAGTGGATCACGGTAAACCTTCTTAAAGGTCGATCCAATCACAGGTAAATAAAACAGCATTTGATCCAATTCAGGATCGTATTCTTCCATTTCATAGGTAATCTGGTAATTCATATAATCTTTGACACGCTCTGCCTGCTTAACAAGCATTTCGCTCTGCGCACCAATAACCTGCGTTCTAACAGGACCATTTGCAGGCAAAAGCTCACGATACGCCTGCGCTTGAAACTGCGTAACACTTTCTGCCAGCAATGGATGAACAACGCCTGACGAACCCTCAAAAGGCTCTGTGCGCTCTTCAGTCTTCATGCCTAGAAATTCTAGCCCCTGCTTGTACGTGTCTTCCCAATCTTCGCGGGACGCCAAGTCATCATCAATAAGGCCAACCAAGTCAGAAACAATGCGCCCAAGAATGGCAGGATCAACAACATCAGCCAAATTACCATCAAAAGGGACTTCTGGTGCAATACCCATTCCATCGTCATAATCACCAACTACAGCACTGCCGTCATCAAACTCAAATACACCGGGTTCTGGCGGCAATTCAGGAATGTCTGCCAAAACGTTTTCTTCGGGCAAAATAGGCATTTCAGGAACACCACCCGGACCAGAATCACGATCTATAAAAGCCATATTACTTTCCTATTGTAGCGTTGAGGCAGAAAAGCTCTACCAGTGAAAGGACAGAAACTGGGAGCCGCTGACGTAACCCGTTGGGAGGTGCGCGGAACGCCAACCTAATCTGCCTCAACCTCTTCAGCCATTACCGCGCCACAAGTCGGGCAGGTAATCGCAACTTCTTTTACAACGTCTTCGCCTTCTACATCTTCAATTACAACTGATTCGTCTGGCTGAAGAAAATAGTCCTTGTAAGGAATATCAACGTCGATTGTTATCTTGGGCATTATTTTACACCACGAAATTTTGTGCCACGAAGTGCCGCGCCACCGCCACGGGAAAAACCTGAGTTCTCATCAGCCATAGAAGCGTCCATAGGCTGTGCATAATGCTCTTGCATAACGCCATCAACTTCAACGCTACCGCCGTGCATCATTTTCTTAACACTTCCACCGTATTTCATCTTTAACGGTTTACCAGACGCTTTGGCTGCATTCTTAGCCATAGCAATTCCTTTGGCATCGTAGCTGTAATGCTTATCACCTACTTTGGGCATTCTATGTCTCCTAATAATATTCTCTGCGTTTGCTGTATCTGTATTCGTCTTCATCATTGTAGTCAGTTTTGGTCACGATAAAACCACCCTGTCTAAATCGCAGTATAGCCTGTGTCATCGAATCCGCCAAGTCATCATGTTCGCCATTCGGAAAAGCAGCACATTCTTCCATAACTTCGTCAGCAAAATTAGTGTCAGGACACCACACAATGCCGCTCTCAAACACAGGTGCGCAAGAGTGCATGCGCGTAAACTTATCAGCGCCCCTGCTAGGTGTAAATGGCGTCACAGGTATGCCCATACGCCGTAATTCCTGCGTTAAAGGCATGCCAGAACCCTTTTGTTCTATCAAAACCATGTCGGGATCATACTCATGGTACATATCATTGGCCTGTTCCTTTAATTCAGGAAACTCCCAACGACCCTTGACCGCATCCAACAAAATAATGTGTTCTTCATCGCTGTTTTCTTCAAGAAATATACCCCAAGTCGTAATAGCACTGTAATCAGCACGATCACCCTTACTAAAGGCCGTATCGTAACTTTGAATAATGTATGAACAAACGGGTGGGTCTTCTTTTTCCCAGATATTCCACCATTCACGCTTAATAATCGCACCCTCTTCAGCAGTAGGGTTCTGCATGTACTGCGCATTCCATTTTGCTACAGGAATAGACGCCTTTACGCCCTCAAGTTCATCCAAACTCCAATATTCAGGCCAAAGTGACTCGCCAGAAGGCATAATTGCAGGAAATTCAACAATTTCCCACTTATCAGCGCCCTTTTCGCTCTGTTTTGCCAGAACTTTCGCAGTTAAATCACGAATAGACCACCGCGTCATAACAATAATTATTGCGCCACCGGGCTGTAAACGCTGTCTAGGGCCAGAAGTGTACCACTCATACACATTATCTAGCGCAGTTGTACTAAGCGCATCCTGTTCTGAAACTGGATCGTCAATAATTGCCAAATCAGCGCCACGACCAGCCAAAGCGCCGCCCACACCAACCGCATAATATTCACCACCGCCGCTGGTACTCCAACGTCCACTAGCCTTTGCATCAGAAGCCAAGCTGACTTTAGGAAACACATCCCTGAAGTCATCTGAATCAATTAAGTTTTTAATCTTACGACCAAAACCAACCGCCAACTCCGCCGTGTGCGTGGCCTGAATAATCTTCAGGTCAGGTCTGCGCCCCATAAGCCACGTTGGAAACAAATAACTGGCAAATTCAGACTTCGTATGACGCGGCGGCATGTTAATAATTAACCGCTTCAACTTACCGTCAGCCACAGCCTGTAGTTTTTCCGCGTAAATCTTGTGGTGCCTGCCCTCAATAAACTGGGGCCAAACGTGCTTAACAAACGACATATAATTGCTGCTACGATCATCGCGGTCTTCTAACGTCGAAAGCCGCTCCAACATGGGAGCGACTGTCGCTAACTCTTCCTCAGTTAGATATTGCGCAAAGTTAGTCAGGTCGTTCAATGCCCAATCTCCGTGCTAAGTTGTTTAAAGCAAAATCTAATTCTCTACCACTTAGCCCACCAGAAACCATTTGACCTTTTTGGTTTTCAAACTCTGCCAAAGGTGCCTTTTTGTTTAATTGGTCAATCATTTCTTGTATTGTTTGGCTTGAAGAAACAGCACCTAAACCAGCAGTTTTAGACTTGTTTGCTGCTAAAATGTTAGACAAGTGAGAAAATTCTGGGTCAAAAATAGCATTAGGTGAACGTATATCAGTGGATTCAAATATAGTTCTAACATTGCTTACAGGGTCATAACCTGAAAATGGGCCTTGAGTCCCTAAATCTTGTATATCCCTAAACTCAACACCAGAATAGCCTTGGTCCTTTGCCAATGTCGATATAAAGTTTGTATCCGAAGTTTCTCCCGGATTAAAGCCAAATATATTGCCGCCTTCCGTAATATCATCAGGAATTTGGTCTAAAGGAACATTGTGATACATGTTGCCACGACCTTCAACAATTAAAAAATCTTCAGGGTTATTTTTAGTAAACACTTCTGTTAAATTCTTCTTTCCGCCCCTTGTAGGAGAATAGCTTCCAGCCACATTAGGACTGTTACTAAAAAATGAACCCAAATCGCCTGTGTTAAAGTTTTTTATTTTTTTACCAGTATGGCTTCCATGATAATATTTATTATCAACATCAAAACCCATCCCAGAACCTCTAGCAAGTTTGGCCTGCTGGGACATATCTAACGGATAATTCTTTTCTAAATATGTTCTGTCAGCAGCATTATACAAAGGGTCTGTGACTTCATTAGAACGGCCTTGTGACCTAAGTTCTAAAACTTTCTTTGCAGCTTCCTCAGACGGGGTTGTAGCATCAGGAAGTACATTATTAGCAGGCTTGGGAGTAGATGTTTGCACCACTGGGTTTCTCAACATGCCACCACCAAGTGTTGTTAAACCCGCCAACCCAAGTGCCTCACCCGCCATGTCCTCTTCTGGAATTAAACCCATGTAAGACGCCCTAGATGAATCAATCGC